TGCAACATTATCAACAAATAATTAACATTAATTCTTATCTAATCACATACATTCCTTTTGGATTTGTTCTAACTAGCAGATACTCAATGGCATAGCGACAACTATCGACACCGTGATTATATGAGTCTCTCGGTTTTACACCCTTCAAATCCCATACATAATTATTGAATTCTTTGACTAGGTTCTCACCTTCTAGGTTTATATTATAGTCTTGCATCAAAGATATACCTGCTATAATACTACCTTTTTTCTTTACACAAGGCGTAACATTTAGACCTCTAGTATTAAGTTCTGATAAAAGTCTAGGTTCACTTGAGTCCATTACAATGAGTTCCTTACCTGCGTGACGTAAACACAAATCATATATATTAGAAGTAACTAATCCTTTCTTATAAAAATGTTCCTTGACCCATATAACTTTCCTTTGTTTATCTACCGCTACTTCTGTTAATACAGTTTCGTCCCTGCTAAATCCTATGTCTAGTCCAAAACACCTCATAGGCATATCCTTATTGAATTTACCTATTTGCCAATCTGTAAATACTACACCTTCTGCCTTCTGTAGCCAACCTCCAAGAATCTGATGTTGATACTTATTCGGTCTCCTAATCTTCATATCCTTAATCTGAGATACGAACGACTTAGATAAGTTCTCTATATTATCAAGGTAGGTTGTATGGATATAAGTAACATCCCCTACAGTCCCATTAAATCCATCAGGAATACCTCTATTCTGGAAGAACCTTTGGTATATCCAATGCTCCTTTGTGGTTGGGTTTAGGATCAATAAACACCTATTCTTTGCCTCCTTAGATCGTATAGAAAAGTCAATCTTATCAAAGTTCTCTTCGTTCAACAATTCCTCTGCTTCGTCCAATACGAAGGTATTCACTCCACTAATAGATTTCAGCTTTGCAGTTTGATCTCCTGAGGCTGTCTTGATACCACTAAAATATATAGAACTATCAGTAGCTCTATTCCTTATGTCAACCTTAGTTATCTCGAAGTTCTCCTGAACCCCCATTAAACCTAACTTTTCAAGGAATTCTGGTATAATAGACATACCTGCTGAACTCATAGTGTAGCGTGTAAACAAGGTTCTATTGTTACGCTCATAGGTTAATAGTGCTAAGAATATTGTGACAGCAAATGACTTACCAGAACCACGACCCCCAGTAATAACAAAGTACCTACTATCTGAATTGAATAGTGGTTGGTATTTATCGTGTATTTTTATCTCATTCATTAAAGCTGAAGTTATTAAATTCGTGGCAATACTTAGACCCTTCTGCTGAATTCAATCTAACAGCCTTCATATCGCCAACATTTTTTATAATAAAGAATCCTTCGAAATACTGACTATATATAGCAAAGTAGTCAACTAAATCTATAGTATAGTTTTTTTTATTACCATTCATTAATGCAACCTGAACTGCATCTTGATCTGTAGGAGACTTAGAACTATACTTAACTTGAACTTTTATAATTCTATCCCCTAAATCAACTAACACATCGTATATAGATGAGTCTAGTATTGGGAACGATGGAAAATAACCCCTAGTTAAACATTCACAGGCAAACAAATACTCAGCATAAGCACCCTTACTATTAGTATCCATCATAGCTTCTCTGAATTAGAAATGTAAAGTAATCCTATCTTCTTTAAGACCTTATTATTCTCTCCAAAATTAGTAGTGTGTCTTAGTTCTTTGTTCTCCCAAACTATATTTTGTTGCCTAAGGTTAAACCTATACACACCTTTAGGAGTTGAATTTATATACATAGGAATAGATTCATAATCACTACACCTATCAAGTAAAGCACTCCACTTTTTGAACTCTATTATAAGTGAATCGTAATGAGCATTCCTACTCTTTAGTTCTATTAAATGACCTGTACAAGCTGAATAACAATCCCATCTACTCATAGGATTACTAGACATAGTTAAGTCTGGATAGTAATTAGACTTTAAGTATTTAAATAGAGACTGTTCATTCATTTAATCAATGATTTCTTCTGGATCTACTACTTCAATATCTTTAGCTTCTAACTTTTCGATTTTATGGAGTGCAACTACAACTACCTGCTGTAGTTTCTGTATATCACTCTTCATTTTTAGGAGGGTCGATTCTTTCATTGTCTGGTGTTATATCTATTATATCTTCTTTAGGTTTTGCGAAACTAATCACAGGTATATTCACTTTAGTATTTACATCTATCTGCTGCATCTCTTTTGGTTTACCATACCTATAATTCATTAGGTAATCCCAATGTTTAGAAGATCCTCCAGCGGCTAATTTTGCCACCTCCACCCACATTTTTTCTTCACTACCAAACACTTTTTTTAGTGCCGATAGTGTAAGTCGACTCATATCTTTATCTTTTATTTTTCTTGGTCTTCCTGCACCTCTAGAGATACCTTTAATAGCTCCATTATTCTTCCGACCATCTACTTTTTTTGGCTTATCCTCTTCCATACTATTCTATTAATAGCATCATTACTAATATTAAACTTCCAAATACATAAAACATATTATTCCCTTTTATAATTCTTCGTATCTCTCTAATAAATTTTTCTCATATTTACCCATATATCTCAACAAGTTGTTATGCTTATCTTTTAAAGCATTATACTTATCTAATATAAAGTTTTTCTCTTCTAACATAGACCTTCTTTCTTCCTGAATAGACTCTAGTATGGTAGATTCTTCTATAGGATTATTGGTCAATTCTTTTTCAATAGCATTATACACAGATAGCTCATACTTAAAATATTCAGCATTAACACTAAACGTATCAAATAATTTAAGACCGTGTAAGACTGTTGCGTGATGCCTTTTTAGTGACCTAGATATTTCTGTTAATGTTGCATTTGTTTTAGTATGGACTAATCTATAATAGACAGCCCTAGCAGAAACAAACTTCCTTTGCCTTGAATTTATACTTATATCAAAACCAAACTCACCCTCAACTAAATCCCTAATCTCCTTTAAAACTTGACTCTTCATCTCTTCTTTCTTTTTTTTCTTTTTTATATTGTGCATACGCCTCCACTAAACCAGAGCAACATTCATAATGCTCATTATCCTTATAATAGTTAAGCAAGTCTTTTAAATCCTCCTCATCTATTATACCTAGTTTTAATGATAGTAAAGTGTCAGTATAGCACTCTTTTTTTGTATAGTACATTTTATAATATTCCTTCTATGAAATATTCCCCAACATCCTCTTCTTTGTTTATAAAGTATTTCTTATAGACTGAACTGGCACGATCAACTTTAAACTTTCCTCGTTCGTAAAACTCTTGACTACAGTTATAAATACCTACTGTATATGTCTCTTTATCTATAGCTATAAACCAAAAGTCCTCTGGCTTAATATCAAACAAATGGCAATAAATGTAACATTGACTGTCATAATTCCACTTATCTGCTGAGTACTTAAATCCTCCAATTCCTGTAGTAGTCTTAATGTCAGCGACATATCCATCTCCAAGTATATCAGCCTTACCCCTGAAAGGTAATCCATTTATGTCTGAAATAGCAGGTACTTCCTGTCTGGTATGCTTCAACAATTCTACCGCCTTAGAATTATTATAAAAGGCATCAGCCAAACGTTCTACCTTCCATCTGTCCGATTTAGTGAACACTCTTCCAAACTCTTGCTTGGCTTCTTTAAATGCCTTTGTGTTTTTACTTGCCACATCTACGAATACTTGATCCTCATAGACATCTGGTTCTAGTATAGCTGTATGGAACAACCAACCAAAGTCTAATGCAGTAGTACTCTTATTACTAGGAAGTAGTGATACTTCGTAAGCCTTAGGAGACTCTAATAATTTAGTAACTATACTACTAGACAAACAGTTCTTGCCGAGATAATTATAATAGAAATTATCATCGACCATCTTATCTAATAACTCATCCTTATTCCAAACCTTATTATCAAATGTTATTATCATCTTTATTTTTTCTTTTAGGGTATCTATCGTAAAATTCCTGCTCCATCCAATGTAGTTCAGCCCTAGCTTCTAGACCTAAAAAATCTTCATCAGTAAGTTTTTCAAATAATTTCTTCGTTGCTCCCATTATGATAATTCTTTTATAAAATAACGTATAGACTTCTCGAGAGATCTTAGTAAGTATCTGAAGGGAGTCTCTATAATGAGGTATATACATAACATAATACCCTCGAAAATAAAAAATAATATCAGAAGTACTGATATAAGTAATAATCTAGGTAGATTTATTACTAGTTTAAAAATTGTATTCATATCACCTTTGTTTTAAACAAATGTAGTAAAAACAATTTTATCCACAAAATATTAACTTACTTTTTAGGTGAAAAGTTTTTAGTCCACAAAGTTTGGCATACTTCAAACCTTTGGTCTCTATCTTTATAGTCCTGCATCATAGAGGCATTATTCATACATCTACGATTAAAATCTTTTTTCTCTTCGTACTTCTTTGGTTGTAATTTAATTGGCATAATTTATTCTTTTATTAAATGTTTAAGTTTCTGTAAGTATAAGGTAGCATCCATTAATTCCTCCTGAAGATGTTGGATAAATTCCAATGTATCTTGATCGCTATTCTCTAGAGTCGTTCCGTACTTATCTATACCTACTTGACTACGTTCCTCATATAATTGTTTAACCTCCTGAACTATTATATCCGTCTCTATATTAACTTGGTTCGGGTCTTCTGTTGTTGTGGTAGTCCATCTATAATCACTATTCATCTTTATACTCCTTAAATACTCGTTCTAATTTTTTATGGATATTGTTTACAAAGCAAGGTGTACAGTTAGTTGTCCTTGCATTGTCATTAAAAACTCTATTGTAAATCTTAACTAACTCCTTTTGCATTATAGAATCTATCTTAGTTCTACTTGTGTTGAAGTAATCTGAAAGGTAGCTGTGTTCATCCTCTGTTAAGCAATTAGGTTTCTGGTAGGGGAAAATTGAATTTAAAACCTCTCTACGATCACTACAGCCGCAATCTTCACCCAACAACCACTTAGCTGCTTTGTCTATTCCAGTAGCTTTAAAAACCTTCTCTACAGAATCTCCAAGACCTGTAGATTTAGTTTTTTGAGTTTTTGTACCTTTTGTACTCTTTTTGGGAGTTTTCCCTGACGTTTTTTTTGCCATTAGTTAATGTATTAAATATTGAACTCAAACTTATTCTAGTCTCCCTTGATATGCGTCTCATACTCATTTCATTCTTAAAATGAATATTCCATAGTTTCTTATCGTACCAATACCAAGAATCTACAGTTTCTTCTATTTTGCTTATTAATAAGTCAAAAGAATCTTCGTACTCTTTATTATATTCCTTTGTATGTATTAACTCTTCATTAACCTCATCTAAAGATAAATGATTACTTTTTTTACCACTATGAAATCTAGATAGAAATAAATTCCTTAAGGTAACATATATATAGTAATTGTTTAGCTCCTTTTCGTTGTACATAATCCTCTCTGGATCATCAACATACTTAGTCACTCGAATATACATTTCTTGAACAATTTCATTTGCAGATTCTCTATTCATTCCGAAGGACATAGCCATATGAACCCAGTCCTTATGCTTTTTAGAAAGCTTATCTATTAATTTTTCCACCAATGAAAAGATATTCCAATTATGCCAAACATAAATTGAATTAAGTATTCTTTAGGTTCACCTTCTGGATGATCCTCACTCATATCCGTATCCCAATAATTGATACCGACATTAAAACCGTAAATTGGAAAAAGTTGTATATACATTATATATTTGTTATGGTTACCTCTAATCTTGGATTTTCCCTATCTATTCCCATAAACTTTGAATTTACTTCTACAACTATACTAACATCATCCGCCTCTATACAACCGCTTTCAACCATTGCATCTTGAAAGAACTTATCTATTACAGATATAACATTCATTAAATCTCTCTTCCTTTTATCAGGAGCATAATACTCGTAGTCGATACGAACCTGACCCTTTAGTCTAAAGGATAGTAAATGCTTTATATCTTGCTTAAAATTCTTCTTACAGTTATTAGAAACGCTATAATGCCAATTCCTATAACTATTCAAAGTTAACCATTTTTTTCTAATCTTAGACACAAACACATAAAGTGGTAGGTCAAGTTTTATTTTGTTTACGAATTTCATCTATTTTTATAAAAGGGTTTGCTCCATTATAGTAATATCTCTGTTCTTTTACGTTAAAATCAATCCCTGTTATTTCTTGCGGTCTACCCACTAACTTCTGCTTCTTTATCTTTTGTGAGGCAAATACCACATTCCTATCACTAAAGTCTAATGCACGTTCAGGTCTCCATATAGTCATTACATTATCAGCCTTATCTGCAAATGTACCTCCACCTTTTATACGATTAACATCAGGCTTGTAGTATCTTCCACTATCATCTTTCTGAGGTGTTACTTGGTGTGCCACTAAATGAATAGATATATTCTGCTCTATAGCGAACCTTTTCAATTCACTCATAAACCTAGAGATGTACAAATCCTCACGTTCACCAGACCTTAGTTTATGCTGTATAGTATTATACGGATCAATGATAAGGCTTCTTATACCTTTAGTTTTTACTAGGTACTTAGTTCTTTCAAATATAGAATCTAATGAGAAGTTCTTCTTAGGATAGATTAAGTAGAAATGTTTCTCACAAAAGTCCATACCTTCAATATACTCCTCCTCTGACATCTGACTATTCTTATGGAACGGATCAGAAGATTTGCCAATATACATTTCTATAATATCGTTATAAAAGTCGTTTAATGGAAAGTTCTCTGGGCTAAATACAGCAAACTTCCAACCATCTATACCTGCCTTAAGTGTTGCCAATTGATTAACAAATAAAGACTTCCCTTCATTCTGATAACCAGTCCATATATTTACCTCTCCATTCCTCCAAGTCCAAGCAGGATCAATAGCTTCAACGTGAGTAGTAGTACCTCTTTCTTGCCCATTATGAAAACCATCCAACATAGACTCTCTAACACTATTGAGTTCAAATATACCTTCTACCTGAGGGCTAGATGCACTTTTAAGGCGATTTCTTAGACTTTCTACTCCTTCATTCAGTAATACTTCATTTGCATCTTTATAAGGGCTTAGATCGACTAATAATGACTTTTCAGCTCCAAACCGTCTAATTAGCTCTTTCTGTAGTATTCTACCATTCTCATCTTCATCTGTAGCAATGTATATTTGTTTAGCATTATCAAACACATCATAACAGTTGCTAATACACTCTAGTTTCTTATCTATATTTTTATCTCCTTTGTTTGGGGCCCCCATATTTACAGAAGTATGGTATGTGATACCTGCTACTTCCCAAGACAACGAATCCATTTCACCCTCACAAATAATTATAGTCTCACTACCAATACATCTATCGTAGTTATATATAATAGGCATAGAACCACTTGACTGTGTAAATTTCTTGCCTTCAATTCCTCTAGTTTTGTAGTTAGCCATCTCCTCATCTCTGAAGTATGGAAAAACTATAGATTGGTTATCTTTAGATGAAACTATTTTATTGGCAATAATAACATCCTCAGTTATGCCACGATCAGTAAGAAACTTAATCCCTTCAGGAGTAATATTCTTTAAGTTTGTTCTCTGTGGCTTTTTGTAATTCATTTTTATGCTTTCAACATTTGATATGGTATTACCTACCTTTCCACTCCATCCACATTTGTGACAGTTATACAAACCATTTGAAGTGTTGACTGAAAGACAAGCATCCTTGTAGTTCTCTTTGCCAAGTTCAACACACTTTGGACATTGTGTTTTTTGTTGGTTGTAATTTCCCTTTAACTTTATACCTAATTCCCCGTAACTCATATTTCCCTTATTAACTAGTTATTATATATTTTATATTTAGTATAATACTATTTATTATACTGTGCCACCTTGACACTAGGAGAGACATAAATCTTTCTCTCTTTTCCGTAATGACCTGCCCACTTAGTTTGTCTCTTTATTAGGTTCAAATCTTCTAACTTATCTAACACTCGGCACAATGTTCTGTATGGTATATTAAGGTCTTTTACGATTGTATTATTACTTGCATAACAATAACCTTTTTTCTGAGATAAACCAGTTATATGACTTAAAACAACTTGTTCCCTTAAAGATAACTCAACACCTATTGTTTTCGGTAGGTTTAAGTTAACTTGTACAAATCTCTTCATAATATATTTCTTTAAATAAAAGGGGGGCGAACCCCCCTCTATAATTACTAAAATGGCAGTCCATCACCACCAGAAACTGGCTTAGCTTGTGCCTTATTCTCTTGTCCTTCTGGCTTATACTCATTTAACCAGACTGCGTGAGTTTTACCATACTGGTCAGCTTCACGCTTCTTACCTACTGTGAGCTTGATATACTCTTGCCCATTATAGTTGAAATAGTTATTATCTAAATCACTCTTCTTTAGAGTAACGTTTACTAGATCGTAACCTGATACTTCTTTACCACTTCCAACAAATTTTCTGTCTTGACTCATAATTCTAATTTTAATTGATTAATAATTGTTCTACTTTCTTACTTACTTTAAACTTCTTTCTAACATCTCCAACTGTAGCCTTGCCTTCTTTTATAGCATTTTTAACAGCCTTAAACTTAGGGTCAGTCTCATTTAACCAGTCTAACTCCTCCGTAGAAGCATTATTAGAGCTATTTCCGTGAGTGTTAGTAGCATCAGCATCTTTGGTATCGTCTATTAAAAATAAACCATTTAGAGCGTACTTACGAGCGTAAGAAGAGCTACTACCAAATGACTGTGCAATATCCATCCCTTTACGATTAGGATCAATACCTGCTTGTGCAGATACAGATAACGAAGATTCTCCATCAGATACAGTTGCTGTAGCATCTACATAGTGTAACCCGTCATTAACTACAATATCACTTATAGTAAGTGTCATATTGTGTTCTACTAATAAAGGCTTTACTGCCTCTAAAATGTCCTCACAACTACGGTAGTTATACTTACCGAAATTGTTTCTCTGATTCTTTGGTGCTTTCAGTCTCCCCTGAATACTCACCAGTTTTTCTTGTAAATTCATAAGGCAAAGATAACTATAAAAATGACACTAGCAAATAAAAAGACAAAAAAAGAGCAGTAACATTTTAGCTACTGCTCCTTTATAGAAAACAAAGTATGAAAATATACAAGGGAAATATATATTTAATACAAATATAGGGTATTGAATTCACATTTACCACCCTATTGAATTCACATTTATCAACTGTCTATAGATTTTATCAACAATTCACCAGATTCTTCATCTATAAGGTTTATTATTTTATAAATGTCCTTACTAGTTTCACGAACTAAACTTATTTCTTCTGCACTAGAATCTAATCCTAGATTAGTATAATTAGAACAATCACTTTTTAGCAATTCATCTACACGCTCTTTAATAGTTTTATTGAAATCAAATGCAATTTTCTTAGCTAATTCTGATGTTACTATTCTCATATAAAAATGTTTATTATTATCTTATTGGTCTTACAAAGTACCTTTTAAAGTATCTTTTTGTCATTTGTGTTTATTGTTACCCATAATCTTTTCAGCACCTCGTGAACCAAAGTAGCCTATAAAAACTATTGTTAATAATTCTTTTACTACTTGCAACTCTTCTAACTGATATGCCCATCCCGCTACAAAAGCTATTGTTAAAAACACCAAAGTAAGTGGTCTTACATTTTGTGCTAACCAACTATTAGAACTTGAATCTGCAACCCACCTTTTAGTTATTCCGTCAAACTCGTGTATTTCTTGTTCTAGTTTTTTAAGTGCTATTTGTTTATCTGCTTCACTTAATTCAGAACCACCTATTAAAGTTCTTATAACATTTCCTACAGGTGTATCTCCTGCTAAAGATCCAACAACATCAGGAATCTTTTCAAGCAAGAACTGACCTACTTTAGTGTCTTTAAACCTCTTTTTACTCATATTCTAAAGTGTTACCTGCGGTACAACTAATAGAGCCACAAAACATTCTGGTCTTTATCGGGGTCGTTATCTGTATGAATGAAGGTGTCCGCAACTCCAAATCTTGTAAATCCGACCTCACGGAGTGCATTAAGTATGATTGCTCTTCTTCTTGAATCGGTACAATGGATGTCAACCGCATATCCGTACAGGTGTGATGATAATTTAGCTCCTCCGATATACGCATTATGAGACTTTGTTCTGAATCCCGAGTTGATCGTAAATGGTATTTCTGCGATTGCACGAGCATTGTCGAGCATTTGCAAAGTAGAAGGCTGCATACGAGAACCGCTACCTTTTTCATCTGGAGAATCAAATTCGGATATATCAAAATGTAACATATTTAAGTTTTTTACTAAGATACTACTTCTTATTCTTTAAATCAAATATAGAATCAAAAGCTACAGTACCTGCTAAAGATAATTTATCTATAATATCAGATTGTAAAGTTATCATTTGCTTTTCATAGGCATCTTTCTGCTCTACTAACATATCTATATGCTTCTGCTGAGATTCTACTTTAGATTGTAATTGTGCCACTTCATCTGGATTACGCCCTATTATAGCATATATAACTACAGATAAACTACCTACTATCATTCCTGTGATAGATACAAATATATCTTTATTATCAGAAGGGATTGAATTATTAGCTAAATATAACAATAGCAATACTACCATCAAGAAAATACCTGCTGCTCCACAATAATGTATTAAATCCCTCTTCTTCACTTCTTGTTTGTTTTATGTATATTGATTGATGTGTATATTATGGTTA